TTGCCACCTTCTTTACCACAATGTGGGCATTCAACTTTTTCTTTAGGACCAAGGTTGACGGCTATGCCTTTGTTCCACGGAATTTTGCCAAACACAGGATTTTTGTTGCCTTGTTTTGCATTAGATATATTATCTCTATGAGATTTACTCTTAGATATTCCTTTACCAAATCCAGTAAGCGTATCAGATATTTTTCTTCTCACTTCATCTGATACTATATAGTTTCCATTCTGCCTTCTCGTTTCTACCTGTTTTTTTCTCGATTTTTGTGATACGATTCTTCCCGAGCTGCCTTCGCCCCCATCGGTCATATTTCGTAATATACCCGTCCCGATATCTTTTCTTCCATACCATCGAATCATTCTACGTTCGATTGCAAAGGCACCTGGTTCGGTGAGATTAGTTTCAAGAAACACAATTCTTTTTTTATCTACCGGAATATTTACGCTATGTGATTTTTCAAACGCACGGTCATCCTTACCTTTTCCGATATAATAAGGAGTGCTGTCAGTTCGAAGATAAGCGTAAACATAGAACATATTGTATATTTATCAAGAATAGCACCAAAATAAATTCCAGTCATGGCCGTTCTATATAAATAACTCGTATGATAAATTTAGACGAAATCAAAGAAAAGTTTCCGTTTCTAAGCGGTCTGAAGTGCCAGAATCACGAATTCATTGGCATTATTCAGAACTCCGACGAAAAAATCTTGAGTTTCTATGACTACGAATCAATCCGCACACCAGAAGAAAAGAAACTTTTTTTGGAGCTCGGCGAAACATGGTGGTGGGAAAGCAACAGGCTCTTGCCTATCAACATTTTCCTTCAGGGTCAAATGACCGATTTTAGGTACTGCCTGAAAACTGTTGTGAATAAGGATGTTGAAATTATGTTTGGTTCAGTAACCAGCCTGAACAACATTATGCGTAAGAGAATCAAGAAGCGTCAGATCCAGCTGCTAAGAAAAGTGGATTAACTCTCTTTAGATAACTTTTCAATCAGTAAATTCAAATTTACGATTATCGCTAGTGCATATGCGAGGCCGTGGGACCTCTTGAACTGATACCCACCGTCGGCGTCTTTAAGCCAGACTTCTTTTCTAACTACTTCCCAATTCTTCCCTTGCAAATAGGCCTTCGACGGTCTGATAATTGCAAGAATCATAGCCAGGTCTTCCACAGATTGCGGCTTATACTTCACCAACAAATTGCTATGACCATTAAGCTGGAAGAGCTTATCGGTTATTTCCCTGTATTCGAAGAAATCCCACGGCGGTTCCTTGTCTAAAAGATCCAGCAGGTGTTGCTCGTTGCGAATACCCTCATAGAAATTTACATTCAAGAAGTCGATCTTGAAATATCCATAGTCATTGGCAATGCGATGGTCCAATGTCGAAATGTTTGTAACAGGATCTCGCGGAATGTTCTGGAAGTAAACACCTGTAGGATGCTTCTCGTACTTCTGCTCGGCACGATCAATTCTTCCAAACACGCACTCTAGGCCGTCAAGAATCCTCTCGCGGCCAAAAACATCGATATCTACATCAGTCTGAACTGGTCTCATAATAATATTGCCCGGGATACTGTTTTAATCTACTGTAAAATGTAGTACGAACCATACCTAATGAGGCTATTGCTTCTGTAACATTTTCAAATCTGCCCTCTGGAGTCATAACTGGTAGATTTTTTTGCAGTTTTCTTCCTAGTCTAGCCTCTCGTTGTTTTTGCTTGGTTTCCTCAGACATAGGTATACCCTTATTCCAAGACGTATCGAGCCTCCTATTCAGATTCTTACCCTTTCCTACCTCCGAAAGATGCTTCTTCATTTCCTCCGAACACGGGCGACTTTTTCCCGTATTCTTTCCCATGTTACCTATGGACCGCTTTCTTAAAGTTTCTGCCGATTGCGGCCCATACACTTTACCTTTATTCTTACCCCTCAGTGCTTCGGATTTCTTTCTGCGAGTTTCTTCTGTCTGGACTGCGCCTAATACGCCATCACCGCCGTCTGTCATATTTTGAAGAATACCTGTACCGATATCTTTTCTGCCCCACCATAATATATACCGTCTTTCCAATGCTAAGGCACCCAGTTCTGTTAAATTATCTTCTAGCTTAACAATATACCTTCTATCGGAGGGCATAATTCTGTGCTTATCGTATAGCCTATTTCCGGTACCCTTGCCTATGTAAAAAGGTGTCCCAGCTTTTGCTGTTTCACTATCCTTACTTCTTATATAAGCATATACATAGTATGGTTTAGTGTCAGTTGTTACTTTTTTCACGGCCGAATCTCAAAGTAAATGCCAGTAAATCTTCCTGGTCGATAAATTCATAATGGGCCGTCGAACCATTTACCCCATGGTATATATGCATAGACATCGATTTCTTGTTCTAAAACCCATGCCTCAAATTCGGTCCTAGTAACTCCATACTCTTTCAAATTTATAGTGCTCATAGACCAGATGCCTCCAGTAAGTTTCTAATGTAGTCCACATCTTCAGGGACCTTCTTAAACTTCTTTGCCCAGAAGCCGGGGTCGATGATGGGGCCGATAATCTTTGCATGGTCTTCGTTGAACTTACCCATAAGTGTTTCGCCTGTCTCACACAGATACAAAACCCACGGACTAATCTTACCTGTACGAATCATGTAGGACGCTTCGTTAGCAGTTACAACCTTGAAGAAGGAATTAAATGGTACTTTATTCTTTTCCGCCCAAGCAATGATTTCATTGATAGTGCGATCAGTTGCAGCCTCGGCTGGTTCTTTTTTAACCAAATCCTGTATGTAGGCATCGTACACAAAGTCCTTTGTCCAGTCCTTTAGCTTGACGCCATTACGTATTACGAATTCGGCAAATTGCTCGGGGTTAACGGGCTTTAGTGTCAGTATGTGATTACCGAACTTAACAAAGTCGATGTAATACTGACTGTCGATAAATTCCTCCACAGTCTTCAAGTTCTTAGACTTAACCGACATTTGATAGAACTTTTGGAAAGTTCTAAAGCCGAATCGTGAAGGTGCAGTATCAATCTCCTGATGGCGTCTCTTCTTAACGCACATATGTACCGCGACAGTTGCTTCTTTATGAAACTTCTTGCCGCAGAATTTACATTGATAATCCTGCTTCATCTTCGTATTCTTTGCTGTCATTCCTTGAATAGGTCTTTAAGTGTCTTGTCATCGTAACCGTTCTCGATGAACAGTTCCTTTAACTCTTCCCTTGTGTTGACTTTAAGGAACAATTCTAAGTCAGAATCTTTCATCAAGGGAAATATTGCCAACACGGCGGATTCTAACTTGTTCTTAATTGCGCCCTTTGGTGGTGCAACCCACACATGACGCTGGCTCCTGCCAGTTCCGCAAAGTGCAAGCAAACGCCATTGCAAACCTAAATGTCCTGCTTTACCTTGTGTTACTCTCGGGGCAAATACAGAAAAATCTCTATTCACCATATCATTTACCATCATGATGTGGTGTTCGGCCGCACTAGACGAAGAACTCATCCAACGCATAAGCAACCATGGCACAATTTCTTTCTTCTGGTCGGCATCTAGTCGATCAAAGAATCCAAAGTCGCGTCTGTCCAATGCAGGCAACACAGTCTTGAATAGGTCAAGTTTGTGTTCCTTACCTTTCTTTACTTCCTCGACTTCGGCTGCATCTGGATTCATTTCAAAGAATCCACTCAGCCAGTCTTGAACTTCATTAGACATGTTTTACTTTCTCGCAATGTACACATTCATAGGCTTCATCATTGTGGCCGTGCCCCAGATACCTGCTGAAATCGTGAGTACACTTTGCTTGCTTTTCTTCTCGTTCATAAAACGCCTGAATGCGACGGCGTTCTATCCTGATTATAGACTTTTCGTATTCAGTTAGAGGAATACCATCAAGTGTGTCATTACTCAAAGAGTGCTCCCATATCGATAACATCGGGTAATTTATTCACTTCTTTCACAAACAACACGCAGTTGGGCTGCGGCTTGTCTTCAACCGGGACAACCAAAATGTTTCCGTTCTTAAGCTTAGGGAAATACCACTTCACCTCTGCATAAACATTTACAATATTCACTTCCTGCGGTCTAGGCACCATATGCCTAAGGGGGTTAAACGCCATAGTGTGAAATCCCCGGTCGTTCAAACTTGTAAGTGGCATTACTTCTAAATCACTGTAATCCTCATCACAAACAAGTATTGACCAATCAAGTGGCATCTGAACCTGATATTCTCCGATTTTCAAAACTACTGCTGGTGCATAAAATGACTCCAGGAAGATAAGTGGAATGAAGAAGTAATCCGGATTCTTCGGGTCGGAATAATCGAGGATGCAATATCGAATGTCTTCAATTTCGTTAGGAACCTTGTCAAGGTTGTATGCTTTGTTTTCGTTTGTTAAGATATTCATCGTAGTCCTATTTTCTTTCGGTGTTCTAACCATTGTTTTTCTACTTCGGCCATATTTCTATTTTTTACGACTACCTGACCAATAGATATTAATTCCTGCGGAATTCCACACTTTATTAAGTAATCACATAACATATTTTCAAAACCCAAATGGCGCGTGGACATGAAAGTAATGGCATATGCTGTATCGGAGTTTTCTTCGTAATATAAAGTTGTATGTTGCCTGACAGGTTGGTCTTCGAGCCTCTCTTCGAGTTCGACCTTCAAATCGTTTGCTTTGAAAAATGTCTCAAGGAAATTTCGATAACCCCAGGAAATACCTGTTTCGATTTTTACTTTGTCAGCCATCATCAGTAATCGACCTTAGAAATAGTGAACGGGTATTCTGCTTCGGTATAAAATTTCTTGCGCTTTGTTAAATGGCGTTTAGAGAATTTGCAATTGGAGCAAATATCAAACACATTCACAAAGTCCTTATCCTCGGCAACACGAATGCCTCTACCAATACTTTGAATAACTCTTGTAAAACTCTTACCTGCTTCAAATAAGAATAGGTTGAAGATTCGAACAATGTTAATACCGGTAGAAGCTACACCGTAGGTAGCAATGATAACTTTACCGTCCACTTCTTGCACTTCTGCATACTCGGCTTTACGGTCCTTAGATTTCATTGTACCGGAGACGAACACCGAATCGGGTATAAGCGACTGTAACATCTTGCCCGTCTCGACGCGATCCACCAATACAAGACAGTTGCCCGATTCGGATGCTTCAATGACTTTCTTTGCAAGAAATTTTAGTCTAGCTTGGTTTGTAGTTAGCCACTTTAACTCAGATTGATAGTTATCAAATGCTGCTTCGCCCAGGTCCTTTAGCTGCCATACATTAATATGAAGCTGAGCAAGGATACCTTTGTCTTGCAACTCTTTGGTACGAATCTTTCCTAGCATAGGCCCGATACATGAAAGAACTGCAATTTGGTCAGCCTCTTCCTCGGGCATAGTTCCTGTAAGGCCCCACCGAATGGGCGCATTAGCCAAATAACTCGATAATAGCTTTCTCAATACATCGGCTTTCGCCTTGTGTACTTCGTCCACCATAACGCAAACCACGCCCTCGAAGAAAGCGTTGATATCGATCTCTAAATCGGCATCTTTTGACTTCTTTGCTAGGCTTTCTAAACTTTGCCATGTACATATTGTGTGGGTTTTCAAATACTCTTTACGATCCCCGAAGAATACACCCACATCCAATCCTAAGTTTTTGTAATCTTCTTCGGTTTGTGTTACTAAATCCTTCGTAGGCACAATAACAATGCTGCGTCCGTAGGGCTCGACCTTGTGGCTAAGAATCGCTGTAATAATGGTTTTTCCTGCGCCTGTCGGGGCAATGTTGATGCCGTGCAAGTTACCCAAGTAGGAGTTGATGACATCTAACTGGTGCTCACGAACCATAATAGGCTGTCCGGCCATCGGATGTCCCTTCGGCCAAGGAATATGTGCGTAACTGTCTTCCTTTACTTCTTCGAACTCGAATGCAGTTGTTGAAATTCGTTGATCGTCGATCTCAATTTCATATCCTTGTTCCTGTACAATAGGAAGAAGCTTGTCAAGCAAGTTCAGATAGGAACGAGCACCGATGTCACAGAAAGACATTTTTCCATCCCACCTTCCTAGCTTGAATGCGGGAGTATGGCGAGCATATGGAAGTACAAACTCTAAGGCCTGTTGCATTTTTCGACGAGTGACAACATCAAGCCCTTCAAACTTTACATTTACCTCGTCTAAGATTTTCAGTGTAGTCGTTGCCATTATAAGCTTGCATCATCCAAGCCGGCTACTCGCAGCTTGATAATATGCCCTGTCATGAAGTTTTTAGCCTCGAAGCCTTTACTAATGCCGAGGAATTTGTTTCGTAGCAATGCTACTTCGTTAATAAGCATGGTGAGATCGACAATAGTCTGAACGCCATCTACATACTTTTCTGCGTCGCGGGAACTTAAAGACTTATTGTAAGCCTCTAAGAATTTCTTAAATTCTGCCGATCTATCCTTTCTCAGCTTGATATTTAGGTATTCAAGGACTGCTTCAATTTCTTGAAGCTGTGCAAATCTTTGCTCAACTAACCCAGGAAGTTCCGCAGCATGGCGCTCTAGAGACTTTCCCTTAAGGGAAAGTTCTAGTTTTGCCTGTTGTAGTTCGTTCTCGAAATAGTCAATAAAAGCTGGCACTTGAGAAAGGTCGGCCGTGACCTTGTAATACCATTGACTCATAGACTGTGTACTTTCTTTACCGCCATTTCAATTGCTTGTACCAATAACACTGCCTTTTGAGTGCGTGACATTGCAACTCGTTTAATCGCTAGCAAACGTTGAGGGACCTGAAGGTCTTCTGCTAAGGCCTTATGCACCAAAGTCAGATTGGCTGGTTCAGTGATCCACAAAACGTAGTCGGCACCCACAGTTGCATCTCTCATTTTCTCTTTGAACTGCTGGACTTGCGTATAGGATTGCTGAACATCTTTGCTCTTGATTGTCTCGAGAAGCAGAGAGCCCGCCTCAAAGTTCTTCGTATCCGTCATCATCTTCCTCTTCTACTGAGTCGCCGAAGTGGCTTTTAACTGCTGCACGAAGTTCTCTGTCTAGGTCTTCTGCTTCGTCGGCCAGATCATCTGCCAGACCGAATTCATCGAAAACTACGACAATCAAATCAGCAACTTCTAACCTCTCCTTTGGTGGAATATGACTTTTCAGTCTGCTCCACAATTCCATAATTAGCTCATTGTTCTCATTAATCATACTGTTTCTCCTTGAACTACAGGGATGTCAATCCTTTCATCGGCTGGTTCTTCGATTACCAACTTCAGGTCATCCTGCGTAAACTCATCCATGATGACTTTCATCGATGTCTCGTCTGTACTCCATTCCTTGCGGTACATTTTCATCTCGACACCAGCCTTGGTTACGTACTTATAGCGATTGCCTTCTTTAACCAGTACTCCAGACTTCTCGAATAGATCGAACAATCCGGACAGCGGGTTCATGCCTGTTTCCCATGGAATGTCGAGTTTGATGGATTCGAATGGCTTCGAGTAACGTGTCTTTACAACCTTGCAAGTTGCGCGGATACCTGTTACGTCGGAGACCTTGTTACCTTCCTCGTCTTCCTTGAGCTTGTATTTCTTCATTGCCACGACGATACTCGATGCGAAGATGAAGCCTGAACCACCGGAAATCTTGTCATCCGGGTCAAACATATCTTGGCTTGCATAAGTGTGGTTTGTAACTACCATGCCGATGTTCAAATCACCGAACATGTTAACGCAGTTCGATACAAGTGCCTTCAGTTGCTTTGCCTTACGACCCATGTCACCCTTCATGTCACCAGCTTGGAACTGATTAATTTCGGTTGGAGTCAAAAGCATACCAATGGAGTCAACTACGAACATAATCTTCGGGCGTTCTGCCTTTGGAATGTCCATGTAATTGGCCTTGTATTCTGTTACGAAATCGTTGATGATCTTTGCGACGTCATCAATCATTGTTGCACTGATACGCAGAAGTTTGTCTTCTGTTGTTTCAACGCCAAGTGCATGTAGCCACTTTTCGTCTAGTGCGTTTTCTGTGTCAATCAGGACAACGAAAATGCCTTGATCTTGAGCGTTCTTGACAAGGTTGCCAGAAACGATATAGGACTTGCCGGCGCCGGATTCGCCTGCGAAAACTGTAACCTTACCCATCGGAACTCCACGATAGAAGTTGCCGCTAATAAGATAGTTCAATCCATACGAGCCTGTACTAACCCAAAGGTCTGGGTCGTTAAAGCCTGTAGAAATACCGGTGATGTTTTTGGTCAGGTTTTTCCTGAATTTGCTTATGTCAAACGGCTTAGCCATTTATTCTATTCCTTTTCATGTAATCTAAAACTTTTTCCAATTCTTCTATAGTAGAATTAGATTTCAGATTGTTTGCTCTCCAGCTTACAATAAAAACATTTCCCGGTACATAACCTAATTCCGGTATAAGTTTGTCTATACTTGCCTTAGCTGGATCGCGTGTTTGTTTACCATTTTTTGTCTCGCTACAGGCATAATTTAGTTTTAGACCTAAAACGGGACAAAATTCTGGTTTCTCAATCTCGTCGAAAGTTATAGTAAATGGAATTCCTTTTTCCTGTGCAACTCTTTGTCTCTGCTGAAACTGCCTTCTTAATGTATGTGCAGGATCTCTGTATTGATCTCTGTCAATCTTGTAGTATA